CAGGGGTGGTCATAAGATATTTAATGAAATGGACACAGGACGTACCATAGAAGAGCTTAACGCACAATTAGTTGCCCTAGTAGGTAAAGATGGTGCTAAGATGCTTGTAGGTGCGTTTAAGAGTAGGAAAGTAATCTCAGGGCCACAACTAACGGAGGCATAATGGCAGATGAAAAAAAACTAAGGCGAGCTACCCTTCAAAGAAAACACCACGAGAATTGGCTTCAGAAAATTAAAATCCAAAAATCAGGATATGAACGATACCCCGAAACATGGAGAGATTTTACTAAAGCTGAAAACTTAAAACTTATACAAGGTTCTCATGAAGCAGGGAAGCACCGTACTTTGCCTAATACGACAAAATTTTATCGTACCGCAGGAGGAATGGATGCTATTCAGGGAAATGTTATCCAAAAGACAAAGGCGGCTGGTACGTTCAGTAAAGATACTTTAGGTGGTTTGACAAGAAAAGGTGCGGCACGTTTTGCTAGAAGTCAAGTTCATGCCCAAATGGGGGGTCTGGAAGATGATCAAATTATACAAGAAGTAGCTAAATCTAGAAAAAGAGATAAAGCGGCATTACCTAAAGTCCAGACTAAAGGAAAGAAAACTCTTCTTACAAATCAACGAGTTAAGAGTAAAGGTGGTGGTAAGTCTGGCGGTGGTGGAGGCGGTAAATGGGGTTGGATTAGGAGAGCAATAAATAGACCTTCAAGCCCTTGGAGTTTACTTAAAAATGATAAGAATTACTGATGCATGAAAATTCACAGACATGGATTCATAAAGGTCTTGCAGAAGTAAGGAAGTATCCTTCAGATAAGAAGAAGCCTCAAGGAGAGGTACTTAGACGTTTTAAAAGTGAGTATACTGCAAATAAGTGGGCAAAGTATAGATCAGATAATTACAAACGAATGAAGAAAATCTATAATAAATCACTATTGACTGATGGCTAAAAAGATACTCTTTACAGGCTTAGACAAGGCTCAGTTTAAAACAGGCAACAAAATGATTAAGGTTGTCCGTGAAGCTGTGAAGAAATATGGCAAGAAGAATGTAACTCTTATTCATGGTGGTAGACCTAATAAGAGTGTAATAGATAAGAATATCATAGACTTAGGCAAGTATACAGGGGTTAAGGTTGAAGCTGATCCACTTGATTATTCAATTCCAAAGAATGCCGCTGGTATTAGAACCCAAAAAAGAATAGATGATCCAAATCTAGAATGGCACTCATTTGATTCTAAAGGGAACTTGTCACAGAAAGATAAGTACCAAACTTATTGGAAGAACAAGTATGGCGATATTGGCAAGGAAACAAGTGGTGGTAAACTCAAATTTCCACGAAGTACAGTAAAAGATGGCAAAGTAATAGGCAAGCAGACAAAAGAAACCTCCAAGTTCAAGACCCTCCTAGATGAAATAGAAGATGATACTAATCCAGAAAGACAGGCTTCTGGTGTTAGGTACGCAAAGAACCTAGATAAATGGACTAAAGAAAATCTCGGTGTCAATATGATAACTGAGAAAAATCAGAGTCGTATTGATTATCTTGAATCCGGTGGAATTATCACTAAAGAGTTTAATAAAGAACTTGGAATAAATGAACCAAAATTTATTCGTGGATTACCTACAGGAAGCACGGAATATAAGGCAATTGAAGATTTTGGTGAAAAAACATATATAGAAACAGATAGAGATAGTCTCAATACTGCTGGTAAACCTCAAATTACTAGGATTAAAAAAGGGACTACTTCTCCTTTTAGTGGTAAAGATATATCTGGCAAATCTTTGTCAAAAACAATGAAAGTTAAAAATAGAGGCACTCTATTAACTGAACCTACAGTTGTGTCTGTGAATCGTACAGGCGATATGACCGACAGACAAATTGCCAGTAAAAATCCATACTCACAATCATCAATGTCTCAGCTTGGTAGTAATCAAGAACTTGATGATTTCAAAGGTCAAGGAAGAGAAGTAACAAGAAGAGTCGAACTAAAGGATAATCTTAAACAATTAACAGATCAGACTGATATTACAGAAAAAGGTTATGGAGAAGATAAATCAAAAAGTGGTAAGGGTATTGAAAGACATACAGCAAGTCACCTTATAAAAGAACAACCAATAAAAGATAGAGTTGAAATTAAACGAACATTGAAAAAATATGCACCAGTATTCCAAAGAATTGCAGAAGCAAAAGTAACTGCAAAAAAATCAAGTAACATCCCAAGAAGAGTTAAAAATCTTAAAAGAATTGATAATGTTGCTAGAAATCTTGCGAAACAAATACCAGACAGGCTTGCTTTTGATGCGGCACAACCTTCAGATACTTCAACTCCTGCACGTTCTACAACTGTTCAATCTTCAGGACTAAAAAATGTTCCTGTTCCTAAAGCTACTAAAGTAGAAAAGGTAAAAGCAACTAAAGCTAAGATTGCAAAAGGGCCGTTAGGGGGTAGAAAGGCTAAAGGTACAGGATGGTGGGAAGGAACACGCAGAAGAATTACACCAGTTGGAACAGGTAATTTCCCTTTTGCTTTGAATATATTCTCAACAGGAGTTGGCATTGCAAGAGCAAGGAAAGAAGCGAAACAATATACACAGAAAAAAGATCCAAGTTTCTCTGATACAATGTCAATGATGTATCCTCATGTTCTTGGCTTACCTAGAAAGAAGCATGGTCTTAATTTTGGTGATTTATGACCAATAAGGCAGAAAAGGCAATTGAGATTGCAGAGAAGATTACTGATCTCTATGAAACCAATAGACTGCTGGAATATGATCCATACGAATACCAGAAGCGGTTTCATGATGCAAAAGACATGACAGGTCGCCTTGCTAGGCAACGTCTTTTGATGGCGGCAAACAAAACTGGTAAAACATTTTGCGGTGCATCTGAGATGGCATTTCACCTAACAGGGCGATACCCTAAATGGTGGCAGGGTGCAAGATTCAATAGACCTATACAAGCATGGGCGGCTGGTAATACTACAGCAAATACAAGAGATATAGTACAAGCAGAATTACTTGGTGAACCCGGTGATGAAGATGAATTTGGTAAAGGAGCAATACCAAAACAATATATCGTTGGTACACCATTAAGAATGCCCGGAGTTCCAAACGCATACCAGAGTTTGAATGTAAAACATGTATCTGGTAGGAATTCAAAATTGATCTTTAAATCCTACGAGCAAGGAAAGATGCAATGGATGGGGAAAGCGGTAGATGTCACATGGTTAGATGAGGAACCTCCACAGGATATTTACTCACAGGCTCTTAGAGCGGCCTTAAAAAGTGGAGGTATAGTCTATATGACCTTTACGCCTGAAAGTGGCATGACGGAAGTTGTAACGCAATTTATGACTAAGTTAGGACAATCTCAGGCTTTGTATCATGCAACATGGGATGATGCTGTACACTTAGATGAAGATGTTAAAAAAGAAATACTAGCCGCACTTCCTCCGCATGAGAGAGATATGCGTTCTAAAGGGATACCAGTTCTAGGTTCTGGACTCGTATTCCCTATAAGTGAGGATGATCTAAAAATAGAACCATTTGCCATTCCTGAATATTGGCCTCGTGTATGTGGTATAGATTTTGGTTGGGATCACCCTACAGCCGCAGTCTGGATAGCTTGGGACAGAGATACAGATACTATTTACATATATGACTGTTATCGTAAATCTGCTGAAACACCAGTTGTTCATTCTGCGGCAATTAGAGAACGTGGTGATTGGGTTCCGGTAGTTTGGCCTCATGATGGTTCACAACATGATAAAGGTTCAGGTAAACCATTAGCAGAGCTATATCGTAAACAAGGTGTTAATATGGCACATAAACACTTTGAAAATCCTAATGGTGGTATATCTGTAGAACCGGGTATAATGGATATGTTACAAAGAATGCAAACTGGAAGATTTAAAGTATTTAATTATTTAGGGTTGTGGTTTGAGGAACTTAGGATGTATCATAGAAAAGAAGGTAAGATTGTAAAGGCACATGATGATCTTATGAGTGCAACTAGATATGCTTCTCAATCCTTGCAATTTGCATCTTTGAGTCGTGCTAAGAAAATGCCTAGAAGGGCTATAAGTGAATATAATCACTTTGAATACCATGATAGAGCATATGCTTAAATTATTAACAATTAAATAAAAAAGGCAAATATGAGTATATTTTCAAGTTATGTAAAAAAAATTATGGATAACAATAAAGATATATTTGGCGGTAGTCCTGAGACTGTAGTTAATGAAATTGGAGAAGAAGCATCTAAAGCAATTGAAAGGATTCCTCCTCCAGTATTAGAATCTTCTGAAGTTGATCCTGATGCAAATCTTGATGCTTATCAGCAAAATCGAAAAGGTAAAAAAGGAAGAAAATATGCAAATCTCGCACCTGCATCTGGTGCTTCTATATTAACTGGTTAGTAAAGGAATAATATGAAAGTTTATACAGAAGTAAACTATATCTGGAAAGATGATAAGTTAGTACAAACTGATTCCAAATCCTATGAGTATGAAGGTGATGTAGAACAATGTCATAAAAAATGGCATTGGCATACTCATGCATCAATTGGTACAGTAACTAAAAAAGTAAAAGATACTGTAAGCAAAGGCCCGGGTGGAGATATAAAGAAAGTAGTTGATAAAGTTTATGGAGGTGATACAAAAGCGGCAGTTACTTCTGTTCAAGAAACATATAAAGATTTTGAAAACTCTTTTAATGAGACTAAAGATGATATTGCACAAGTATTATTCAAGCCTGTTAAAGATAAAATAGAGGAAGAAGCTACATCAATTATAACAGCTAATAATAGTAATAATAGTGATACTAATAATTTAGAGTCGAACTATCATAGTGGTGATTCTTCTGCATCTACTCAAGCTGGAGGATATAAGAAAAATACACGTAGTAAACAATCCAGAGGTCAAATGAATTTAACATCTTCTAAGAGAAAAAGTCTTTTAACGTCTTGATAAGGAGGGAATATGATGCCAAGATTTAATTTGCCTAGACCAAGGCCAACTGTTGCGCCAAGACCTACATCTACTATAGCGCCTAAACGACCTGATCCGCTACCTACGAAAACACCTGAAGTAGCAAAACCGCCTAAAACGACTATTGCACCCAAAAGACCTGATCCACCAATAGTAAAACCACCTAAAACAACTATTGCACCAAAACGACCTGATCCGCTTCCAACAAAGCCGCCTGCAGTAGTAGCACCACCTCTAACAACTTGGATGAGGCCACCTCAAGGTACAGCAACAGATGAAGGTCTGATGCCGGGAGATCCGGGTTATGTCGATCCACATGCAGGAGTAATGGCAGAATGGGAAGATATAGATAAAGGTTCAACAGGTGGATTTCGACCAGATGGTACTGTAATATTACATTCTGATCCTGACTCTGCTCACTCTCTTAATAATAATGCAAATTCTTCTGCATCTACAGATACTGAAAATTCTTCTGCATCTACAGATACTGAAAATGCTTTAGGTCAATCACTACTAACTTCTAGTAAATCTGGTGTTAGTAGATCAAGATCTGTTGGTGGAGGTTATGGCAAACAAAGAGTTGCTGAACAGTCAAGAAAACAGATGAATCATACATTTGGACGTAGTAGAAGTCTTTTAACAACTTAATCGTAAATCAATCTTAATATAGAGAGGTATAATGGGAAAAACCCTCATAAATCCTAAGAACCAGAAAACGTATGGTGGTGACGACCCAATTCCAGATGAAAACTACTACAATGGAGTTTTCTTTTCAAATCCAGCCTTAGCTCAGATGTTCAGAGATAACAAATGGAGTACCACATTGAAAGTGGGGACTTCTCCTGATGAGCCTGAATCTGATGAGGTGGGGATTTCTCCTGATGAGCCTAAACCTGATGGGCCTGAACCTGATAGTTTGTTAAGTGATGCAAATTCTTCTGCATCTACTGAAGGTGGCGGTTATGGGAAAAAGCGTAAAGCTGATTTCTCTAGAAGACAAATGGATCTTACAGGTTCTAAAGGTAGTACTATCTTAACTTCTTAAACTATATGGCAGATCAAAATACAGATTTAGGTGCTGTAATAGACAGACACCACGAAAAACTAAAAAACAATCGCAGGACATGGGAGCGAGAGTGGCAAGAGATGGCAGAATATGTCCTCCCTCATCGTTCTGATTTTACTACAACTCATTCTAAAGGTGATAATAGA